TTTGTACGATGAGGCCAATAAGAAATATCTTATGACTTATATGCCAGAACAAAAACCACGTACTTGTCTCCCATTTGTTCTTCACTTTGGTGATATGATGGCTGCTCGTATTGAGTTTGAACGTGAGTGGTTTCCAAAATTTAAAAATCCCGTGATTTCTGAAAAGAAAAATTTTACATTGAATGACAAGCCCAAAGCTGCTCAAAACAAACAGCAAAAGGCTCTTGGTTCAATTAAAAGTGAAGGATTAAAAAACTTATTAGATAATTTATGATATATTTAGTAATCATCTTATCGATTGCTGTCGTGATCTTGGGATACACGACTTTTAATCTTCTACGTAAAAACGAAAAACAAGAAGATATCTTGGCGAGTTATTTAGTCTATTTAGACCGAATTTCTCGAGTAATAGAGGTTTCGGATAGTAAATTAAAGGATATTGATTCACGCGGTACCTTTAAAAGTGATGATGAAATAGGTTTTTTCTTTCAAGCTGTTAAGCAACTACAAGATATCTTAAATGAGTTCCAACTTCGCAAACTCTGATATCTTACTATGCCTAAACCTAAATCGGATAAAAACTACTTTACTCAAGACACTGAAAATGCTATAGTTGAGTATAATACATCAACCTCATTTCCTGAAAAAGAGAAAATTTACCACGCTCGCATTCACTACCCGTTTTTTAAATTAACGGAAAATATTATTCATACTTTTAAGTTTTATTATACTGAAGTCGATAATATTGAAGACCTCCAACATGAGGTAATTACCTTTTTACTTTCTAAAATCCACCTATTCAACCCAGAAAGAGGAGCAAAAGCTTACTCTTATTTTGGTACTATAGCTAAGCGTTATTTGATTATTTCTAATCAAAAAAACTATAAAAAACGCATTGACAAAGCCCCAGTAGAAGAACTATATAAAGATGATAACCATTCTTATACTATAGATGATGTTTCTTCTAATGATAGGTTAAATACATACATTGATCTATTTGTAGAATATTGTACTGAAAACATATTTGATTTATTCCCTAAAGATAAAGATGCTATTGTAGCTGATGCTGTTTTAGAACTATTTAGGAAACGAGAAGAGATAGATGTTTTCAATAAAAAAGTACTCTATATTTACATTAGAGAAATTGTAGATGTAAAAACACCTAAGATTACTAAAATAGCTAATCAATTATACGATATATTTAAATCTAATTATATATTCTATTTAGAAAACGGGTATGTAAAGTTTAAATAATTCATATTTATAAAAAATAAATGTCATAAATATGAGCCAACAATTTGACAAAGTAGTTTTTGGTAAAAAGAAATTCTCGGACTTACTTGAGGAAATTTATAATAACCAAAAACGCCGTGAAGCGCAGGTATCAGCGCTTATTTCCGAATTAAAACCAATGGTTTCCGACATTGGTGATGCTACCCTTATTGTTCCTCTTATAAAGGAATATTTAGAAATCGGGGTTAAAAACGATGATGCCCTTATTAAAATGGCAACATTAGTTCAACGTGCTTTATCTAATACTTCTGAAGATGGTGGTTTAGGTATTAGTGAAGAGGAAAAACAACAGTTATTGGATGAAATAGACAAAATCCAAAAAAGTAAGTAATGGGTGTTTTTGGGGGTAATAATCAAAGTACAGGTAATGAGGATATTTTAAGACAATTATCCTCACAATTTTTATTTGCTCGAGTTTTAGAAATAGATCAATCTACTACATTATTTAATGGTAATATTAGAGCTGAAATTATGAATGTTAAAGCTACTACTGAAGGAGCTAAAATAATCTCAGCCAAACCATTTTTCCCTAATATAAAAAGTTATCCTTTAACTAACGAAGTAGTATTTGTAATCTCAGGCCCTTCTTCTAAATATTATGAAAATAGTGGTGGAGTTACTTACTATTATTTCACTGCTTTTAATTTATGGGGTAATGTAAACACAAATCCTACTCCTAACCCTTATATTAATGTTAGCCCCCCTAGTACTAATAAAACCTTAGATCAAATAGAGGCAGGTTCACCTAATCAAAGTTCGGTCCAACCCTCAAATGAATTTAAACCTGGAGTTTATTTTACTGAAAAGGCTAATATATTTCCTTTATACCCTTTTGAAGGAGATACTATAATTGAGGGTAGATTTGGTAATAGTATTAGATTTGGTAGTACTGATATTGCAAATTCTAGTTCTTTAAATCCTTGGTCTTCAGTAGGAAATAATGGAGATCCCATTACTATTATAAGAAATGGTCAAAACCCTAATCTTACTACCTCAGCTCAAACATTAATTTTAGAAGATATAAATAAAGATCAAGCAGGTATATGGATGGGTTCGACTCAAAAACTACCGTTAGATACCTCTTCTACATTTTATGATAGTTATCAATCCCAAAATGCTCCGACTACCCCAAATCAATACGCAGGTAAGCAAATAATATTAACCTCAGGACGTTTAGTATTTAATACTAAAGAAGATCACTTACTTTTATCATCTAAAAAATCTATAAATCTAAATGCAGTTCAATCTGTTAATATAGATGTAACTGGTCCATTTGTAGTTCAAGCTGGTGAAATCTTTCTAGGGTCTAAAGATGCTAATGAATCCGTTTTATTAGGTGATTCAACTGTAGAACTTTTAAAAAATATCTTTACGGATATTAGTACATTATTAAATGTAATGAGCCAACAAGTAACTCGTCCCACTGAAACAGGTTTAGGGGCATTAGCTACTATAGCTTCAGCAGTACAAGAAAATTTAAGTGGTTATATAGCTCAATTAGAAGATATTAAATCAGAATTCGTAAAAGTTGAATAATGGCTAGCTTTTTACAAAGATTACAACAAACTAAAGATGTACTTACAACACTAGAAACGGTTGCAAGTCAATCTTTTTCTGATGTTGTTTTAGAAGCAGCAGGTCTTACTATTCCTGAATTACCTCTTCCTACCCAAGAAGAAGCAAATAATTTTTTTATTAAAATAGGTGATGTTGAAAATAAACTTAACACACTACCTCCAACTCAATGGAGTGAAATTCAATTTTTAGAATGGAAACGTTTAGTTAGACAACAGGCTAAACGTGAAAAATTAGCTAATGAGGCTAAAAAATCCCCTAAACAATTAAAACAATATAGGGAACAGCAAAAAGCTAAAAAAGCTGAAAAGAAAGAAAAAATAAATTTAGTTAAAGAAAACGTTCAACAATTAGAACAAGATATTCCTGAAGACCAAAAAGTTAAAGGTGTTCAAAAATTACCAAATTTTTTAACTCGTTTAATTAAAACTATTCTTAAATTTTCTTTACCACTTATATTTAATATGATTAAAGAAGCAGGTATAGAAAAATTTGAAACTACAAGACAAAAATTATTAGATGAAGCAAAAGCAAGAGCTAAAGCAGCAGGTCTCCCTGACCCCCAAAATCTATCAGTAGAGGATTTAGAAAATTTAAAACAACAAGCATGTCCTACTCCTGCTACTATACAATCTATTTTAGAAAAAAGAAATAATTTAGTTAATTATTTAAATAACCAACAAACCACAGTAGATAATATTAAAGGAGTAATTACTGTTTCTGGGGATTTTGCTGATTTTTTACAAAAAACTTCTGAGGTTTTAGGATTAACTAGTTTTGTAATTAATCAAGCAGTTAAAGTAATACCATTAGTCCCAGGAGCTGTAGTCTCAGTAGCTAAAGACATAGATACTATAAATGAATCTTTAAAATTTGATTTAAAGGGAGAGCCTCGTATTCCTAAACTTCAATCTCCAATTTCAAGCTCATCCTTACCAATAAACATGGTTTCAAATTTATTTGCTAAACTTGTAGCTATATTAGGAGCTTTTGATCAATTAATTACCTTATGTAATCCTGAGTTAGAAAATAGTTTAGTTAAATTCTCTGATAGTATATTATCTACTACAGCTAACCAAGTTATAGCAGATGGAAATACTTATAAAGGTTTTAGATTAGAAATTGAAACATTCCCATACACCGATACTGTTAATAGAAATAGAGCAGTTGGTAAAAATGCAGATGGTATAATATTAATAGCTACAGAACTATCATTTGCATCAGATCCTACGGTCTTAATTGATGAACTTAAATTAATAATTGACCGAGACAATTTAAAAGCTTACTAATTTAATATTTATAACTCGATGAAAACTACAGAACTTAAATCTTTAATCAAAGAAGCTGTAAGAGAAGCTATTCAAGAGGAACTAAAAGATATCCTTTTGGAAGCAGTTCGTGCTCCTAAAGCACCAATCCATGAAGTTTACCAAGCAAACCCAATAACTCTCACTTCAGCTCCAACTCAAACCCCACAAAAATCACAAGCCGAAAAAAGAGCTATGTATGAAAGTATGGTAAACGATATGAAAACTATGTCATTTACCTCAGCTGATGCCCGAACTATGGGGGTTGAAGCTAATACTCTTCAAGTAGCCCCTGGTATGAATACTATGGGCGAAGGTTCATCTTTACTAGCAGGTAACGTTGGCTTAGACATGATTATGGGATTAATGAATAAAAAATAATGGCTTATAACGCTCAGCAAATACCTGTATTAGATTTAAAGCCCGGTAGGGCTATTGGAGTAGCTTTACCTTTTAATGGTCCTGCTTGTTTTAAATCTACTTACACTACTTCTGAGGCTGTAAAAGCTAATTTAATTGATTGGTTTTTAACCAACCAAGGTGAAAGACCGTTAAACCCTAATTATGGAGGTAATCTAAGGCAATATATTTTTGATCAAATATCTCAAGGTACTTTAACTGATATAGAAAACGATGTTAGAGCACAACTAGCTAGAGTTTTTCCAACAGTAAATGTTCAACAATTAAATGTATTATCTCAACCTGATTATAACATTATAACCGTTCAAATTTATTACAATGTAATAAACACCACAATTTCAGGTGAATTAACACTAAATTTATAAAATGGCAGTTACTCGTAACATAAAATATATTAATCGAGATTTTAGTTCTCTCAGACAAGCTCTGATTGATTATTCTCGTACTTATTTTCCAAACACATATAATGACTTTACAGAAGCATCACCAGGTATGATGTTTATGGAAATGGCTGCTTATGTAGGAGATGTTCTTTCATTCTATCAAGATAATCAATTTCAAGAAACCTTTATTCAATACGCTAGAGAAACTAATAACTTGTATGATCTAGCTTATATGTTTGGTTATAAACCTAGAGTAACTGCTACCGCAACTACTACAATTGATTTTTACCAACAAGTCCCAGCTAAACTTGTAGGATCAGACTATTTCCCAGACTACGATTACGCTTTAACTATCCCGGCTAATACACAAATACAGTCTCAAAATAATAGTGATATCAACTTTATAATAGAAGACCCTATTAATTTTGCAGTTTCATCTTCTTTAGATCCTACTATAGTTACTATATATCAATCTACAGGAACTGTTGTTAACTATTTTTTATTAAAAAAGGTTAGAAAATCTATATCAGCTAATATTAAAACAACTACATTTAGTTTTTCTCAACCCGAAGAATTTGCTACCCGTGTAATTGCTGATACTAATATTATTGGTATTTTAGACATTATAGATAATGTTACAGGTGAGAAATGGTATGAAGTTCCCCACTTAGCAGACGAATCAGTATTTATTTCGGTTGCTAATACTAACCCAAATGATCCAAACTTATATGTAGATCAAGATGCTCCTAACTTACTTAAGTTGCAAGGGGTACCGAAAAGATACGCTACTCGTTTTATAGGTAGCGGCTCGTTGCAAGTTCAATTTGGCGCCGGATCTCCGAATGATACCGCGGAATTAATCACACCTAATCCCGATAACGTTGGCTTAGGTTTACCATTTGAAATTGATAAACTTACAACAGCATTTTCTCCTCAAAACTTTGTGTTTAATGACACTTATGGTATTGCTCCTTCAAATGATTTAACCGTTAGATATTTAACTGGGGGTGGAGTTGTAGCTAATGTTCCTGCTAATAATTTAACAACAATACCAACTAATACAGCTACTTTTAATAATCCTAGTCTTAATCAAGCTACAGCTAATTATATATTTAATACTTTAGCAGTTAATAATCCTATAGCTGCTACAGGTGGGGGAGATGGAGACACAATTGAAGAAATTAGACAAAATTCTCTAGCTAACTTTAACTCTCAGTTACGTAATGTAACTCAAGATGACTACTTAGTTAGAGCATTAAGTTTACCATCTGAATTTGGTACCATCGCTAAAGCATATGTAACTAGAGCTAAAGCAGCTAGTGATACTCCAGGTGAAACTCCAAGTACAATAGATTTATATGTTTTAACTTTTGATGTTAATGGTAACCTAACAACAGCATCCCCAGCTCTCAAACAAAATCTTATTACTTATTTATCTCAATATAGAGTAATAGGAGATTCTGTTAATGTTAAAGACGCATTTATTATTAATATTGGAGTTGAGTTTGAAATCACAGTTAGACCTAACTTTAACAGTAATGAAGTTTTAAGAAACTGTATATTAGCAGTTCAACAATACTTTGCTTTAGATAACTGGCAAATTAATGAACCAATCCTACTTAAAGAAATTAATTTATTAATAGATGCTATTGAGGGTGTTCAAACTGTTGCCTCAGTAACTATAATAAATAAAGTAGGCGTTGCTTTAGGATATTCACAATACGCTTACGATACTCAAGGAGCTACACAAAATAATACAATCTATCCTTCAATTGATCCTATGGTATTTGAAGTTAAATATCCGGATACAGACATATTGGGTAGAGTAGTAAATTTCTAAACAATGGCAGTATATAAACTTTTTCCATATAAAGATACTACACTATATTCACAGTATCCTTCAATGAATACGGGTATAGACCCTATTCTACAAATCTCTAACCTTAACTTTGCTATGAATACTTCTCCACAAGTTGCAAGAGCGCTTGTGAAGTTTGTTAATAGTGAAATTGCGGCTACCTTAGAAGGTTTAGTAGATGGTAAACCTTGGGATGCTTATTTTAAATTATTTATAGCCACAGCTCAAGGTGTAGTTGAAGATTCTGTAATAGAAGTTTGGCCGGCTGCTGTATCTCCTACGGGTTCTACTTGGAATAATGGTACAGGTACTTATTTAGATCAACCCCTAACTGAAGATGGTGCTTGTTGGACTTCTCCATTTTTTGCTAATGGTAATAACTGGCCTATTAACACTATACCTTATTCAACAGGCTCATGGAATACATCATATTCAGTTCCTGGAGGGGGCGCATGG